CAGCAGCCGCGCACGGCCCGCCGCCAGCGTCGTCGCCTGCTCGGCGGCGCGCATGGCACCCTTGGCCTTGCCCGGCCCTGGCGCGGCTTCCACCAGCCCGACCATGCCTGCAGCCATCGCAGGGTTCTGCATGGCGTACTGGTCCCAGCCCTCGCCTGCGGCCTTCGCGCCGGGCACGTTCTTGGTCGCCCAGTCTCCAGCACCCTTGATGGTGCTGCCAAGCTCCTGCAGCCGCTGCCCGCCGCGCTCGGTGACCGGGCCGCCGCCCCAGGCGTTTACACGCTCGATCTGCTCGGTGGCATCGGCCAGGGACTGGTCCTTGCCCTTGCCGCGCAGCAGGGACGCGATGCCGGTGCTGGCACCGGTCAGCCCTGCCACGGGCTGCTTGGCGAGCCCCCAGAGCAACTGGCCGGTCGCGTCGGCCTGACCGGCGACCTCGGTCCCTGCCTCGCGCAGGAGGTCACTGAGGCGCGACATCTTTCGGCTCGGCGTAGCCGGGCTCGATGGCTGCGCCCTCGGGCGCTGCGCCACCGTGCGAAGCGACCCAGGCGACCTTCTCGTCGTAGGTCGCCCCACCGGTCGAGAACCGCTGCGGCATCTCCTCGGCGGTGTAGCCCTTGGCTTCGAGCGCCTTCTGCTCGGCGAGCGCCTCTTCCTCGTACTTCTTCATCACGGGGTCGGTTTCCTGCTCGATGAGCTTCTCGTCCTTCTTGGGCATGGTGATCTCCTACTGCATGAGGTTGGGTGGCGGTCCTTGCGGGCCGGGTTGCGGGGGACCTTGCGGGCCAGGGGGCTGCGCGCCGGGCGGCGGCAGCGCGCCCTGGTCGGGCTTGGCGTCGACGCCGATCATGGCGCGTTCCAGTTGCTGCTGGCCTGCCTTGGTCAGGTTCAGCACTGCCTGGGTCTTGTCCTTGACGGCCGTCGCCATGTTCTTCTTCACCGTCGACTCCTCGATGGGGTCGGGGCGCTCCTTCTCCGGGTCCGGCTGCTGCGCGGCGGCGATGGCCTGATCCAGCACCGTCTCGATCTCCTTCGAGACGCGGAAGCCGCCCAAGCCCCACTTCATCATCTGCAGGACGACGGGGCCAGCCGCAGGCTTGGCCTGGATGAGGGGAGTGACCGCCATGACGAACGAGCCGACCGCTTCCATGAACTGGCTGCGGCTGTCGCGCTCCTGCGCCCAGTCGACCATCGCCATCGTCTCGCTCTCGACGCTGATCCGGTAAAACTTGTCGTCGCCCGACTCTTTCAGGAACTGGATCGCCTGGGGAGCCATCTGGGCGTCGGGGGAATGCTCGATGTTCGACCGCTGCATGATCGTCTGCGGCTGGAAGCGGTCGCAGATGATCTGCGCCCTGATGCGCTGGCCGCCAGCGACCCAGGCTCCAATGTGCTGCTGCTTGAACTGCAGCCGGTTGCCGCCGAACTGCGCCTTGAGTTGCTGCGCGCCCAGCGTCTCGTCGGGGTTGGTCATGCCGCGCATGATGTCGCCGATGCCCAGCACCTCGTAGAGCGCACCCTTGATGACGTCGCGCTGCTGGGTGAGCTTCTCGATGACCGCCGCGATGATCTCGATGGGGACGAAGTCCATCTGACCCTTGAGCCCGCCCTTCTCGGCGAACGCGGCCCAGTTGTCGACCGGGATCATCTGGTTCTCCATGCCCTCTTGGAAGACACGGCCGATGGGGGTGCTGTTCTTGTCGTAGACCCCGACCACCTTGCAAGCCTTCGTCAGGTACTTGATCCGGGTCGAAAGCTCGTCGATCTGGGCGTACTGGTCCTGCGCCAGCAGGTAGTCGGCGCGAGGGATGAACTTGCTGGTGGTCAGGTTCGCCATCAGCGGCTGCGGGCACGGGAAGAAGCCCTTCAGCTTCAGCGGGTCCTTCTTGTAGTCGCAGATCAGGTTGAAGCCCATGACGTGCCAGTAGGCGCACTTCGTGGTCTTGTCCCATATCTCGAAGACGCCAGCCTTCTCCCACGGGTCGTTGATGTGTCCCAGGGCATCAGCCTTGGACTTCTGCTTGCTGACCGGGATCACCTTGCCGATCTTCTCGCCGAACCGGGCGATAAGCTCCTCGCGGTTCATGTACACGCGACGAGCGACCCAGCGAACGTCCTGCCAGACCCTGGCAGGGCTCCACCAGAAGTCCTCCCAGTAGACGTAGTCGGCCGGGGCGTCCTCGGAGGTGATCGCCTCGTACTCGACCGGCTCGGCCAGGACATCGCCGGTCATCGGGTCGGTCACAGCCTCGGTCTTGGCCTGCTCAGTCTCGACCTCGTACCTGTACCAGACCTGCCCCAGGCCGACGATCAGGTAGTCGCCGACCGCCTGCCTCGTGATCTCCGGGTAGGTGCTCTCGTCGTCGTCCTCGCAGTCGTTGTTGAGCATCCGCTGCAGGATGTTGGCTGCGACCCTGCTGACGTCGTCCTCGGAGTCCTTGTGGGTGTTGCTGACGTCGACGTTGGGTGGCTTGGCATACAAGGAGGACTTCAGCACCTCGATGTTGGACCAGAACAGGTTGAACTTCGAGTCCGCCTCGTTGAACGCGGCAGAGTCGCGCTCGTCGAGGTACTTCTGCACCAGCTTCTTGGCGGTGATGTGGAACTTGGAAAGCTCCCTCTTGGAAGCCTGAAGCTCCCGCTCCCACCGCTCGGCCAGCTTCGCCGGGTCCTTGCCCTTGTCGCGCTCGGGCACCAGGGACTGATCGCCGGGCTTTTTGCCGTCGTGGATGTCCTTGTACTCCTTGCCGTCCTCGGACTTTTCGTCACTGGTAGTTGCGGCTTCACCGTAAGTTGCCATCAGAGTCGTCCTTGGGTCGAGTGCGTGCCGACAGTCTCGTGGAGTTGATCCAGGGTGAACGTGTGACTGAGCGGCGGCACGATTATGGTCTTCTCGGGCGGCGGGGGCTCGATCTCGACCAGCTTGGCAGCGCCTTCCATGAACGCATCGGCCGGGTGGCTCGACCAGTCATGCTCGGGCTCGGCCCTGAAGGTCTTCGTCTCCTCGTCGTACTTGAAGTGGTACGCCCTGAGAGCCTGGAGGAGCGGAGCGCAGGGCTCGTTGTTGCTGATCCTGACCCGGCGCAGCATCAGCCGCCCGGCATTGATGCTGTCGGCCTTCTTGCGCTGCTCGTTTACACGCACGTCGCAGTCGGCCCAGGGCCGGTCGCCCAGGAACGTCTCGACCACGCTGCGCTTCGAGGCGAAGGTCTTCGCCCTGGCGTCGTGCGGCAGGATCAGCACGTCGGCACGGGGCTGCTTGCGTAGCCTGGGTATCCACTCCTCGGCGTCCATGCCGCTGCCGTCGTCGTAGTGGAATATCTCGAAGCCGCCGCGCATCCGCTTCCACCAGACGAAGGACGCCTTGTCCCGGTAGCCGATGTCGGAGGTCACCCAGACCTCGTCGTTGGGTCCTGGCCGGTCGACGAAGCAGATGCGGCCCTGCTTCTCCATCTGCTCGACGTAGCGGCCGAAGATCGCGCCGACGTTCGCGGCGCTGAAGTCGCAGTCGTACTCCTGCCGGTATAGCTCGTCGGGCATCTCGCGGCGCTCGTCGTCGAGCACGCCCTGCGGGATGTGCTGCGTCTCGCCGACGCCGACGTGCGAGTGGAACCAGTGGTCGCTGCTCTTCGCCAACTGGATCAGGTCGTGGAAGTGGTTGTAGCCTCGGGGTGTGCTGATGAAGGCTGCCCAGCCGCCGTTGCCCGCGAGCATGGGGCGGAACATCGACCACGCACGCGGATCGGAGAGCGCAGCCTCGCTCATCACGATGCCGAATGGGTTGGAGCCCACCAAGCTGTCGTAGTAGTCGGAGCCGACCAACTGCCAGATCGCACCCGACCGCAGGGTGATCTTCATCTCGGTCTTGTTGGTGTCCTCGCGCAACTGCTTGGGGAACACCACGTCGAGGGTCTTGCGCCCCTGGTTGTCGAAGCCGTCCCAGACCACCTTGCGAGCGTGCTTGTGCGTGGGCAGCATGTGGAAGTACATGCCAGGGCGCTCGAAGCTCATCTTCGCGGTCTGGTGCAGCATCGTCAGGTCCTTGCCGAACCGACGAGGCCAGCAGCAGGCCGCACGCAGCCCGCCGTGGTCGAAGTACCGCATCAGCGCCTTCTGCAGCGGCCGTGCGGTGAAGCCGTTGGGCAGCGTGATCTCAGCCATCGCGTGGGTCGCTCTGGCTCGCGTGCCGCCGGTAGGCTGCAACAGCCTCAGGGTCGGGGTCGTCGCCCATGCCGAAGATGACAGCCAGGGCTCCACCGATGGCACCGATGACGATGCCGACCGCGAACGCCAGCCAGATCATCGCTTGCCCTTCCACGTTGCACAGCTAGTCAAGGCACGGGCTCCCTGCGAGATACCAGACCCAGGCTACGCCACCGCAGAAGCCGACGACGAGCGACAGCACCACGAGCGTGCCGATGAAGAAGATGTCATCCATCCCGCTTGCCCTTCCACGTTGCCCACCGGTCGAAGACATACATGCCTGCAGCGCCTGAGAGCACGCCGATGAGGAAGTCGAGCCCGTAGGTCCACCAGGGATCGTTGACCATCAGCGTGATCATGCCGCGCACCATCCTATGAGTGAGAGCAGCACGGCCACGATGACGAACGCCAGCAGCCGCAGCATCAAGCCGCGCCGATCCACATCGAGGGCTCGACCTCGCCAGCGTCGAGCACCTCGGCCGCACGCTCGCCGATCACCTCGGTGGGCAGCCTGTGCCAGTCGCAGTCGCCATCGAGGCGCACGAGCCCTGCGTGCTGTAGCTCGAAGCTGCGCAGGCTGCAGTAGTTCACCACCTCGTGGAAGCGGTGCGAGCCGTCGACCACGTCGAGCACGAGCAGCGTGCCCCCAGGCCGCAGCATCGAGCGCGCCATGCGCAGCATCGCAGGCACGTCGTCGACGTGGTGCAGCGAGTAGCCCATCACCACGAGGTCGTACCAGCCCAGCCGCCCAGGCAGCGCAGCGAGAGGCGAGCGCATGTCGCACTGGACACGCTCGCCAGGGCAGCGAGAGCGCACTAGCTGCGCCCTGGATGCGTTGACCAGGGTGAACTGGACGTCGGGTCGCGCCGTCTTCCAGTACGCCTCCATGCCTGCGATGCCGGAGCCCAGGGACAGCACGCGACCAGCGTGCGGGATGTTTACACGCTGCAGCACCATCAGGCTGTGCGTGCTCTCGTCGCGGTCGAGGAGGAACATCTGGAACACCGTCTGGCCGTGCTCGATCAGCCAGTCGGTCACCCTGGCGACCAGCGACTCGTCAGCGTAGAGCGGGTGACCGTCGGGCGGCCAATTACCAGTGACGGAATGCGAACGCTCGACGTCGTGGCCGTTGGGCTTCAGGACCGTGCGCCAGCCCTTGGCGGCCGCTACATCGTGCTGCTCCATGCCTCAGGCTTCCTTGCGTATGACGACCGTCAGCGGGCCGCCGCCCTCGCCGACGACCTCGGACCTGTTGAGCTTGGGCGCTGCGAATTCGGCTAGCTGGGCCAGCAGCCTCGCAGCGCCTGCAGGATCGGGCGGCCGACCGGGGATGGTCTTGCCCCCGACCTTGCGATTGCGCGAGCCCTCGGCCGTCTGCTTGAGCCACAGGGCGACGTTCTCGCGGTTGTCGTCGAGCAGCGCCTGCACCGTCTCGCGGAACGCCTGGGTCGTCCTGTTGGGCGTGCCCTTGGGCCGCCCGCCCCGGTTGAGGTTGGCGGTTTTGCTCGACAGACTGTCGGGCTCGCCCGGTGAATGAGGGGTTGACATGCGCGCAAATGTACCCCCAAACCTGACAAGCCGGGTCTGGCATGAGCCATCGAGCATGAGTCACCCTACGCCCGGTGGCATGAGTCGCATGACCCATTCCACCCTTGGCGGCAGCCTGCAGCCTCCACGACCGCCCCACAGATGCCCCCTCCTACTTCGTTCTCCCTAATACTGGTCTAAGTGACTCATGCTGACTAATGCCACCGGGCGTAGAGCCCGCCCGAGTGGCTCATGCCAGCGGCTCATGCCGCCTCATGCCCCCTCATTCCGGTACTTTCGCACGCCAACCCAGACAAACGGTAGCCTGAGGCTCCAAATATCACTAGAATACAAGCTTGACACCACCACTAAGCGGAGCTTAAACATGACACAGATCGCCACCACCGAAGCAGCCTTCGTCGGTCCCCTGCCCCAGGCTGCCAAGGGCAAGCGCGGCCGCCCGGCCAAGCATGCCGACGCAGCCGCTCGCCAGCGCGCCTACCGTGAAGCCAACAACGTCAAGACCCTGCGCCTCGACGGCAAGCTGGCCCCGACCATCGCCGAGCTTGCTGCCCAGTTCGACACCACCGAGACGCACGTCGTCAACAACATGCTGCGCTTCGCCCTGGCGAACTACAACTGGAAGCAGTGCGGCATCGGTGGCTGGGCCATCAGCGACAAGCGTGTGCGCGGCGGCAAGTGGGCTGCCCCGGTCGTCGACCTGTCCGCCCTGGACGCCGAGTTCCCCATCGTCAAGTGATCGTTTAAACCACCACCCTGGAGCTACACCATGACACTCGCCATCAACGCCAACGTCGCCGTCGAACTGACCGTCGAGCTTCTCCACGAGGTCCGCATCGCCCTCCTCGACCGCGAGGTGACCCTGCGCAAGGAAGCCAGCAGCCCCGCCACCCAGGACTTCGTCCGCGAGATCGCCCGCCGACAACTGGCCCGCGTGGTCGGCTCCCTGGCGGGCATCGACGACGCCCTGGAGGGTGCCGAGATCAAGGCCGCCCAGGCCGCCGCCGACTTCCTCAAGGCCACCGCACGCTAGTCGGCAGCCTCCTGGGCAACCAGCCCAGGGGGCTGCCATCTGGCAGAGTCACCACCACCACCCAGGAGCTACACCATGCAACGCCACCTCGACCAACGCTGGTCCTTCACCACCCGCAGCGACCTCGTGGTCGTCGACGTCAACCCCGAGAACGCCGACATCACCAACCCACGCGGCGAGTCCTTCGGCCTGCTCTGGTACGTCCAGGGCTCCAACGAGCACGGCGACACCGCCGAGCTTGCCGTGATCTCCTCGACCGAGCCCAGCGCCATCGCCGCCGCCAAGCTCGCCACGCGCCTCAACGCCCGCGTCACCGACCTCAAGCGCCTGCCGGTCGGCTTCGACCTCTGGCCCGAAGGCCGCCCGATCTACGGCTCCGACGCCTACGTCGAGTACGGGCAGGCCGACGACCTCGCCCTCGAAGCCCGCGAGGCCGACGACGAGCGTTGGGCTCGCATCGGCGGCTGATCCCTCACCTCAACCCTGGAGCTACACCATGAAGACCCTGCAAGTCCTGTTCAACGGTGCCGAGGTCGGCACCCGCAAGACCGACCGCGACTACACCTGGGCGCTGGTCGCCCACTCCTTCGACGAGAAGACCTTCCGCGCCCGCTGCGAAGCCTCCCAGGCCAGCCACTGGTCGAGGGAGTACCTCGACAAGACGTGCGCCACCAGGGCCACGCCCTGG